AAAGGCAGTTCGTGCCCTGCACACACGATGTCTACGCCGGGGCCAGGGCCGAGATCACACCCGACGTACAGGCTTGGCTCGTAGAAGAACTGCCGCACAGAGCCGTTGATGTCCAGCGACCCCACTTCCACCACCTTGGTGTGTCGGAAGTGCCAGGGGAAGGTGCGGGTAAGGCTTGCGACAAAGCGCATTTGCTCAGGATGGCTCATAACACTCCAACACATAGTCCTTGGTCTGCAGCCAATCCAAAAACTCCATCTCTCGATAGTAATTGCTCACTTCTGAGAGTGGTGCCTTGATCTTGATGTAGTTGTAGGACGTGAGTTTGCGGGTAGGGGCGTGGTGTCCTACCAGCTTTGAGAAGTCGATGTCATCGTGAAAGCCTGGGCCTGCGTATTCCATGCTGAAGTTCTTGGCCACCTCTATGGGTGCGAACTTGATGCCGTGCTTTTCTAGCTCTGGACGAAGCCAGGTGCACAGCTGCACGTCTTCGTTGCAGAACGGTTCTACGTCAAAGTGCTTCCACAGAATGCCGCTCTTGGAAGGCTGGCGCAGAAACTTGCGAGAGCGCAGAGAGAAGCCGCCATTCTGGACAACGAGTGCCTCGGGTTGGCCAAGCCAAGTGAAGTGGGTGTAGTAGTTGTTTCCGACCATTGCTGCGTGGGCAGGCGCACCCACATAGTCGTACTGGTAGTAGTCCTTGGTGAAGTTCTCACCGTTGAGCACCCAACCGTCGTCCTGCACGATGAGGCAGAACTCGGTCTTGATGTAGGTGTGCAGGCAGTACATCACGAAGAGGCTGTACTGCTTGTAGGTCATCTTGTGGCACTTCTTGTGCCGGATGTGCTTAGGAAGGTTGCGCGGCCTGCGAGGCGAGATCAGCAAGCCCTGAGCGCCAGGAAGTTCTAGAAGAGAACGCTCCAGAGATGGAACCGCGCTCTCCCCGCTGTTGTGGCCGTAGATGGCCACGACTGTGAGTTTGTCATGCACTGCCGTACATCCCGATCTTCTTGAGGTAGTCGGCCACATTGCGCCCTATCTGGGCTTCCTGCACCGTCATGTTGTCTTGGGCTTGGGAGATGTTGCGTGTGATCTTGGCGGCTATCAGCCGGGGCTGCACCTGCTCTGCAAACGCAACCGCTGCCAGCGCAGAGGCAATCACCCGGTCATCCTTGGCCCTGCCTGGAGCGTGGATGGTGCCGTTTTCCCGCACGATCCCCTTCATCTCCTCCAGGGTGTCCATGCTCTTGATCTCCATCATCCCGCGCTCGAAGTAGTCCTTCATGTAATTGAGCATCCGCTCCTTACTGGCGTGGGTGGTGACGTAGCCTATTGAGTTGGAGATGCCACCTAGCGCATCATTACGCCGCCAGATGTAGTTGGTCATGCTGCCGAGCACGTCCAGCAGACCACGCCCTGTGGCGTTGTTCATGCTCACGGCCATCCTCTTGAGATTCCTGATCTCGTTGATGACGGCCTGACCAGGCCCGTTCACCTCCAAGTTCAGCGTGGAGTTCTTGTAGGCACCTGCCAGGTGCGCGATGACCCAGGCGAACTGGTAGGTATTGAGTTCAGAGGTGGCGAACTCGGCCACCTGCTCCATCCCGTCTGCGTAGCAACGGAAGACCTGGATGCAGAAACGGTCTGCCCAGTCAGAACTGCCGTAAGCCGGGTCTGCTCCGATGACGTAGTAGGCGTTGTCTACAGGCTCTTCCCAGACCTTGAGGACACCCAACCGCTCCGTGCTCTTAAGCACCTCCGTGTCCTGGAAGAGAGAACCGAAGGCATAGCGGTAGTTGTCAGGCACTAACAGCTTGGAAGCCTTGGCTGCTTCTGTGCACCGGGAGGTGGAGAAGAAGGAGGTGCCTGTCATCACGAAGGCATAGTCCTCCGTGGGTGGGAACTCCTGGTACATGAGCGCCTCGTCCTTGATGCCCTCGTGCATCTTCCAGCGCCACCAGGCCATCTGCCGGGAGTTGATCTCAAAGTTGTACAGGCGCTTGATGTCCTTGTGCCACTCCTTCTCCTCCGGAGTCAGCTTGCCGTCCCAGTACACCTTGTAGATGTTGCTCTTGGCATCTACGCTGTAGAACTCGTTACGCCACCAGCCGCAGAAGATCGCACGCTGGGTCTTTGCCCTCTGAGCCGTCTTGTACATATCGTGGAACATATTGAACCCACGGGCTGTGGACTCAAACAAGTACAGCCGGTCAGGATTGTTCTCGGCTAAGGAAGCCAACAGTGACGCCAGACCCTCCTCGTCACCCCAGGAGCTTGTCTCCGTGCCGTGAAGGTAGGTTATGGCCTTGCCACGGCCCAGTGAGCCTTTGGCTCTCAGGCCAGCGACCTGATAGAACAGGCGACTTCTGTTCTTGAGGGACAACTGGTTCCTGTTGTGCCCTATAGCCGGAATCTTGAACTCCTTGGGCAAGCCATCCATGTACATGGACAGCGTGGTGCGGAACATATCCCGGTTCTCTTCCGTATCCGTCGTGAGCGTCCCCTGCAAACCCGGATGCGTGAAATGCCAATAAAGGTCTAGGGCTAGGGAGATAGTCGTAATTCCCAACTGCCGACCCTTCAAGATCACAAAGAAGTGCACATCTTCAGCCAATCCTTTTGCAATCTCATCCATCACATATGTCTGAGTGCCCAGAAGATGATCCATCTTCCGCAAGCCCTGCTCCTTAGTCTCAATCTTGAGTTCAGAGCAAAAGCTGTAGAACTTGGCTAAATCAAATTTCATGCTTTGTACTTAAAAGTTGTTGCATTCCACCACTGCCGGGAAACAAATCAACTAAGACATCTCCGGGTTGATAGTTCAACAACAACAAAATCCATTCATTGAATGCTTGTGGCTTTGCTCCGGGCACGCCTTTGCGATTAGTTCTTGCACAAGCCATCCAGTCTCTGACCATTGGCTTGCGCTTGTGGTCTTTACGACCACCCATAAAGATTACAGGCTCCCAAGCGTATTGCACTGTCGTGGGCCGTATCTGATGAAACGTCTTGCACCAAGCCGCTACACGGGCTTCTGAAGGACACGCAGCCAACAACCAAGATAAATCTGCAGGATTGCAACTCAAAGCCCATCCATTAGGAAACTCTGCTACTAGACGTTTTACCAAATCAATATGGGCTTGCTTGTCATCCCAAACAGAAGCCTCTGGGTGCAACTTTCCGTACAAGCGTTTTCCTTGCTTGTAATACGGCGGGTCTGCATACGCAAATTTCATTAAGGCTTTTCCAATACCCAATCCGCTATTGCCAGCGCCACCCTCCTGTTACGGGCAACCCTCAACAACTCTTCCCACACGATGGGCGGGTAATCCCGTTTCCACCTATTCACCAACTTAATCTTCTGCGCCTTCCTAATGCACAGTAGCGCAGCCCTGGTTTCCCGCTGCAGCCGCACCCGAGATTCGTAAAGCTGCATCTGAATATCCCGATATGTATCCGTCCCTGGCTGCATCCTCAATCCTGTCCATCAACTGCCTGACCAGCATAGAGGCCATAAACAACCGAGCATCCATCACCTCCAGCTCAGCCCTCAACTCATCCTCTTCCATCCACAACCTGTCAGCGTTCATACCCGCCTCCTATTCCACCCTCCATACCCTCAGCATCTCACCCTCACTCCTGGCCACAAACTTCTGACCCAACCGCTTCCCAGCCCGATAGTTCGCATTCAACACCTTGGCCCTGTGCTCCACAGGTACCACAAACGAGTCCCCCACATCCATCTCCCCATACGGGTACGCAAACACCACACGAGGCTTGGGAAGATCAACACCCTTGCTGACCTCTATCGCAGTTATCGTCATCTCTAACCCTCTACAAGTAACCACATCATACGAACAAAAAAAGGGCTACGCAAGGTAGCCCCAATCGAAGGAGAGATGCCAACTGCTGTTGGCCAAGTGACTCTACACCATAAAGTGATTTTTTCCTGGGGTGGCGAGATGTTGGGGTCACGCCAAACCCGACCCTCCGACCCAACTGCCTGGACTCTCTTTGGGTTGCGTGTGCGCAGCGCAGGGATGGTGCCCAGTCCCAAGCCCAGCCGTGCCTACTCATGCACGTGCCCACTCCCCGCATGGTCATGACAGGGATGGTGGCCCTGGCCCCAATATTGCAGTGGCCCGGAGAACGGTAAGTGAGAATCACTCTCACTCCCATTCAATCCGTGCAGTCTCTTGAGTACATAAAGGGAACATACTCAAGACACTTATTGTACAGAGTCTTACGTATAGTGTACTAAAGCGCAGGGTCTTTACACAAGCACTTGACACTCTCTCATCACTCATCTTATCATCATCTCACCTTATCACTTGATAGGGCAACTAGATGGAGTCTGTGACCATGCAACGTTTCGATCACTCTGATTTTGCGTCTCATCCCGGCAAATACCAGCTGTTCCGCACAGCCAAGGTTGCGATGAACGTTTACACCTTAGATGGTGAGTCTGACCTTGAGGCAGGTCAGTATGTAGCCGTGAAGCACATTCGCAACGCTTGGAACGGTTTGCGCCGCCGGGAGGAACCCGTCTATAGCATCACACACAGCGGCAAGGTTTGGGGCGTGATGTTCGCCAGTACCTTGTGTGACTTTTGCCTGTAACCCCTACCTACGGAGTCTGTGACCATGTACACCCTATCTCATCCGACACCCGTTCTTGTCCGTCCCGGCTATCGTGAGCAGGACGACTGGCGTGAAGCACTCGGGCCTAGCGTGCCGCTGCGTGCGTTTGCTACCTTTTCCGACTCTCTGGATGCACCTGACGTGCTCCCTGCTGGTGGGATGCGTTCCTGCAATCTCACGCCCTCTACCCTTATCGTGACGTTTAGGGGCTAGATTTCACCCAGCTAGGGCATCTGATGGTGCCCTATAGGGTGCAATCCCGCACCATCATCAGGAGTCTGTGACCATGAACGACACAACCTGCAACGGCTGGACTAACTACGCAACCTGGCGCGTTAACCTTGAGATGTTTGACGGCAGAGAAGTGCTGTGGACTGCCGAGAGTGCACGCGATTTCGTGGAGGAAATCATCATCGACAGCACCCCCGAGGGTGTTGCGCGATATTACGCACTGGCGTTCCTGAGTGATGTCAACTGGCGAGAAATCGCTGAGCACTACCAAGACAACGAAGTTGAGTGCTGACAACCCTCCCCCTGTGTGGCCCTTCCCCACGTGGAGGGGTCAACCTTACAAACCCCCGCAGCGGGAACCTTTCGATCCCTCGAAAGCCCCTGCTGCCCCTTTCCTGGAGTCTGTGACCATGACAACC